GGATCTTCCTAGCCGAGGGGGATTGAAGACGGAGGCTGAGTTCACTATGAACTAGGAAGCAATGTCGAGAACATATCGCGCTGAGAAGGCAGGTAAGGCATGATGAGTCTTTACTCATCTAAATGTTCGAACTACGCACTTTAATAAAGAGTCAGGCTCTGAGTTAATTCGCGTTTAAAGAAGATCGTCAGAAGCCGGTGGCGGAAGTCGTTCTTCATTGTTAGATCATTTCAACTAATGTTACATAACTTAAAGAAGGTTTACTATGTCAAATTACGTATTAGTGGTATCATCTGAATCATTAGCACCTACAAATATGCCCAATTTCATCACGAATCTGGAGAATGAAACTCTAACATCGTTCGAGATCATTGGTAAACTGTATGAACATGGAGCGATTTACGTTCGACCCAAGGCGTCTCAGCTCGGAATATTACGATCGGTAGTAGCAATGTCATCAATAGAAATGGTGCTATTCGCTCCTGAAGATCAGGTTATTTCAACGACTTATCTGACAGAGACTAGCGGCTTACCGCGAATCGACAATATCGCGGACATCGAAGCTAACTACGCTCCAGAGAGCGCACGAGTTGATGATGTAGAAAAAGCACATGCGCAAGCATCCGATCAAGAGGACGGACAGGCAACTCCGGATGGAGAACTCTTTAGACAGGGAGGTTGATATGTCCTCAAAGAAGGGAAAAGTAATCTCGTTCAAAAGAAAGCCGGACCGTCAGACGGTAAGTGACGACTCGGCTGTGGCTAAAGATAAAACAAACAGAGGAGTAAAGAAACAGACCGTACTGAGCAGAACTGACAAAGCGGTACCGTTTATTGGCTTGAATGGAAAGCGAGCAGAAACCAGAAGGTTTAAGTCTCGTCCAAATGCGGTCTTCTCTCACGAGGGGAAGGGTATATTCTCCAATGATCCCAACTTTTTGAAAGTGACCAGGGAGCTAGACGAAGTACTGTCTGAGGCCCTGGCACCAAAAATCGTTGACGGTTTCGCTACTGAACATCCTATTACGACAGACTTTTCGTCACTGAGAACTGTTTCTGGATATTATTCAAACCCGACGGATATCCCTCCATGGGATAATACCGAAGACCTTAGATCCAAGGGCATAAACGTAGACGGCTTTGTAAGTGGTGAAGCGCAGGATGTGTTTAAGATGGTGTTCGAACTATTGATGGAAGAAAAGGATCAAGAGGTAAATGTAAGGTTTGCAAAGATATCTTCTACCAGCATTCCTTTCTTCACTACTGACGCCGAGTTCAAAAGAACGCTAGTCGCATTTATGAACGATAAGGCTAGCACAATAAGGGAGTTAATTCTTAAGGATGATTTAGAGGAGTTAGCCAGACATCATGTATGGTTCGCATACGTACTGCAGATTAGATTGCAGGCGGAAGGTGGATCAAAGATCGATGGTAAATACACCCCGAAACCACGTCCGGTACGACTGTGGAACGGTGACACAATAATTGCTGACAAAACTTCTGAACTAGAGGCGGAAGGCATTTTAGGTCACTGGGCAAATAGGGTGAGGACGGTTTTCGCAACTTCCTCAGCTATTGGCTATATCCTTACAACACTATTGACACCAAGGCGAAAGGCCGGTCTGAAAAGATTTTCATTTGCTCTACACCATACTGGCGCTTTAGATCTATACCAGAAGATGGTGAAGTTTGGAACGAAGCAAGTGATTGGTATCGATGTGAAACAGATGGATAACAACTTTCCAGCGTTTATTTCCGATGAGATCTGCGATTTACATGATCTCTTCTATGATGAAAGCGTGGGTAAGATGTTGAAACTGTTGTGTCATGCACCCTACTTCTCAGCCGCACCTGGCGAGGGATATGATGGTGGATGGAAAGGAAACCCATTCGATGCTAAATCCTTTAATCTCAATTACGGGCTGCCTTCCGGTATTCCGGACGTGTCGAGCAGAGGAAAATATTGGGTGATATTCTCAGTAATATGGGACATACAGTCTTTAACTGGCAACATTTGGGAGAAAGATGCCGACTATAAAGAAAAGAAGTCAAAAATAGCAGAGGTCTTATCAGGAGAGCATTGGTTCATTTCAATGTTTAACACTGGCGACGACACGGTATTATTGTTGAATTCAGAGAGCGTCAGATACGAAAACGAGATAAAAGACTTTCTTGATAGGAAGTTGGAAATAAAGCCACAGCACGCTCTTTACGAGCGCGATGATTCGGTTAGCTATCTTGGTCTAGTGTTCATGAAGGACTCACTGGGTAAGATCATGGTACCTAGGCCTAATGCGTTAACCTATGCCAACAAACCTTTCTGTCCAGAACGATCTGTCTTTGATAGACAGAGGTCATTTTGGGGAGCCGGAATGTTGGAGCGTAATAAGTATTATGCAGACATGGGTGATACGAAAGAGCTGATGGATTATGAATATAGAAGGGTTTGGGCTAAACACATGTCTACTCCCGATCCTATACAACTCGCAGCCAGTCACGCTGCGACCAATCCATTCCCAAGATTTAGTGGCAACCAAGCTTCTTTCGAAGTATTAGATGATCCGAGCAAATTGCATTATAAGTTCGACGAGTCTGATATAGACGAAGAGGTACTCCAAGAGATTTCTTTGGCCTATCGCCAGGAAGATCTATCGCAAATCTACGCTGCTTTCGAAAAGTAGCAATATTCAGAGGTTTAAATGGCTAAATTAATAGAAAACGCCCCAAAAGACGTTGTGGTTCGACTGGGCAAATTCACCAGTGCAATTCACAATAAAAAGGAAGCAAAAGTAGATAACTTGGAAGCCGATCGCGTACGGGGCAAGAGTGTCTTAACTACGTTTAATACGAAGGACTTTGACTTCGGGAAATCCGAAGATGCTTCTTTAGTGGAAGTTGTGATAGGAAACACGGCGCTCGACCTCCCTCTTGGGGTAGTTGCGGTGATCGGTCAAAAGGGTGCGGGTAAAAGTACTCTACTAGAAGAACTGGCTAACAAGGAGGGTACTAAGGTAGTTTACTTTGGTGAGGCTTTGGACAAGGTAGAGCATTTAGCACAGTTACTTACTGATGAGTCCGATGCGATGGATACCATTGCTTTGGCCGCTTTAAATGAAGGAAGTCAATCATTCTTCTTCGATTCAGGCCGATTTCTGGTCTTTGGTCCGTCAGTAGGCGGAACAGGTCGAGGCGGTTTGGATAAGATGTTGTTTCCGCAATTGTCCGCTCAAAATAACGTCTATTTGGCGTGTGGCAGACTATGGTTATAGCTATTAATCCGGGTGATGTAACGGAAGAAGACTATATCACGTTGGTAGGTAACTTCGAGGCATCGGTATCCACGATCTCTTACGGTTACGCCGACTATGTAAGAGCACCAGCTCGATCCAGGACGGTAGACTACGCCTTCCGAGGTCCGGGTTTCGACAGATCATCAGCTAGTGGTACGATAACGTACACGTTAGCTGACATTGGGCTGGGTGAATACTCTGACTACTCGGTTGGTGCAGGTCATTCTACGACAGCCTTGAATATTGGTGAGTCAGAAAATTCTTTGGCGTCTGGTAACATGAGTCAGGCCGCTATCATCGGCGCATTGGGAGAACGAGAAGACGAAGAGTAAGTTCTACATTCAATTAAACATTTCTAAAAATCTTTCAAAAGGAATACAAAAATGAGAATTACACGTTTAAACCCACAGTCAGTTCAAGCAGTAGATTTCGAAATGGTCCCCGCCTTCCGCACTGTTACTACGGTGAAAGGGGCTCCAGGGATTTACGGTCACGTGCTGGACGGCAGCATTCCCGGTGAAGAACTAGCTAGCCTTATTACCTCTATGGATAGCCTAAACTCTCTCACGGAAGTGCTTTTCTCCTCTAGAGGAGTCGCTCGTGGAATTGCTTCCCTCTTTCCGCCTAATGGCAGACAGCAGGTCAAGGGTACGGTAAGTACTACGCCGAAACAAGTAACCGAAAAGTGCCGTAGTGTGAACGACACTATCGTTAGCGAGTTTCTCGGCGGAATTATCACTTATGCACTGTCCACCGCAGGCATGATTGATAAGTCCCACGCAAGACTGACCCCAATCGTAAGAGACAACAGAATGGCTGGACGAGAATCTCTGATCTCAGCAGTAATCTCCATGGAGGTACTAGCTGTAATCAAAGAAACCGATTTCAGACTGGACATCCCTGAGCGGGCTACAGTACGCACCATTCTCGAAGATCGACTTTATGTAATGATGAACACTCTAGGGCGCATGCTGGCTAAAAGAATGATTACCATTACCGACACAGTCGAACAAGGACTGCTGGTAGTGAGAGCTGCTATTGAGGAAGATACGGGCGTAGTGCCTATGGAAGACCGCTTAGATCCAAGTATCGCTAAAAACTCCGAGTTAGAGAAGCTAACCGCCGATCTGGCAGTAGTTTCTGCTGCACTCTCAATCCCCGGTTATCGGGTGACATTGAGTAACTCACGAACTCGTGAAGTTTTGAGCACTCTGTGGACTGCAATCTCCACAGCACCATGGCTGTCGCATGAAAGTATTCCAGAATTCATGAGTCATTATGGAACTATTCGAGTTAGAAATAGTGATGGCGAGTTTAATGGTGTGATTGTTTACGCCAATTATAACCACCACCAGGAATCACCCGTAGGAATGATCTTTCCGCATGGATTCAATTCTACGGACACGGATTCGGATTATCAAATCATGAACGATCAGATGATGATCGCGAATGGTGCTCTTGATAATCTGCTACCTGACATGCCAATACGGGATGCTGCCTATAAAGTCGCTGCGATTATTCCCGCACTACTTAAGGACGAAACTCATGTCAATTTAATTAATTTAAATTTGAACAATGAGGAACTGGATCTTTTTGCACTCTTGACTGGAGGAACACCAAAGATTGTCGCGGCTGGTATCCTTGATGAAGAGCAAAACATGGGTTATGACCTGAAACTTGTCACCGATGTTCGCGTTGAAGAGTCGGTAATGGTTGATCGTTCACTCGTGAGCGATTTCGCTGGCGTGGCTACAATCTATCAGGCGGCTATAGCACTAGCCTATACTCCTGATAAAGAGGCTACTACGGCTATCAGTATCAAGTCGCACAACATTCCTGCGGATATTTTAGCTCGATCAGTACTCACTGTCGTCGATCCTAACATCTTTCACAACCTGGCTGGTGCAATCACTTTTCCCTTCAAAATTGGGGACGCGGTGATTCAAACCAAAATTAGTATGCTTGAGGCGATTGGTGTTCGCTCAGAAATGCCACGACCCGTGCAGATGATGCTGAACCAACAATATCCTGAGATCGTGAGAGGCTATATTCACGCGTTCCGAGATATGGAGCTTAAGCGTGTCTCTCTTCTTGAGGAGGCTATTGATAATGGGGCTGATGAGTCCCTACTCAAAGAGCTTTCAATGGAGTCCGCTTCGTTGCGTATTACCATCGCTAAGGAACTTTACGGTATGATGAGTTCGGTGGGATCTACCGACAGAGGACGTATTATTCGAGAGAGTATGCTTCAGCAGATTAAGAATACCTCCAATGCTGAACAACGTAAGCTGCTACGCTATGAGATCCACCGTCGTCATCTAAACGCCCAGTTGAATGTACAGGTGGGAATGCTGGTCATGGCCACTCTGCGCTTGGTTTCAAAAGAGGACCGTGAATTCATCTTGAATATCATAAATGAAACTAATATTTATGCACTGGTTTCATAGAGAGATCGAATTCAAAGGTAGTCACAGTCATGTTTCTTACTGAACTGGATGTGCGAGTGCTTGAGTCGGGAACAGATTTTCTACTGCTATCCCAATTTGTTTTCAACTCTAGTACACTGGACTTTGACGACATCATTGTTCCAAGCGGATTCGTTACGGACTTCACTAGTGGAAATATTTTATCACACATTTTCGTCCCAAGAACTGGGAAATATACTAAGGCTTCGGTAATTCATGATTTTATGTTGAAGTCACCGAAGTATAGTAAATGTCAAGCTGATATCGTATTCCATGAAGCGCTGTTGTTACTGGAAGTAAACAGATTTAAAGCCAGAGGTATGTTTCTTGGCGTTAAATACGGTAACTCAGAAATTTAACATTAATATAAGAGTTGGAACTCTATAAATTCCGTTTAGGACCCCCTTG